ACTTGTTCCGGCTGCTTTTGCAGGACTATTTCTAGATAAAGCTCCTTGTGTTGAAACAGCTTTTGTTGTTTTTAAACTTGTAATTGCCTCTAGTTTTGCGTTGGTACTAAGTACGGGAGGCGAGCCTTGAATACCTACTTGACTTCCGGATGAACTATATTCAGTAAATACATCTGTCAATGTAACTGGCTGCCTATATGGCTGAACAACTTCTGTTATTGTAACGGATGGCTGTTCAACAAATATAAGTTCACTAGTATTTGTAGCACTAGGAGATACTGTTACTTCTCGTTGCCATAATACATTAGGTATATTATAATAGTCCGGACTTGCAGGATCTTCACTAAATGGTATTCGTTGTCCAGGCCTATAAACACCAGTTTCAACTACATTTATTTCTAATCTCGCTGCTACATTAACAGTAGCAATACCCGGAGGCGTATCCGGATATATATAAATTGATACAACACGTGTTCCGTCTTTTTCTATATATCGTAATGGTTCATAGTATATAGCATTCCCGTTAAAATCTACAATGTCAATATATATTTTACAATTATCAACAAATCGATTATTTTGCATACGAATTTTAAATAAATTCTTGCCAGCTGTAAGCTTATCTGGAAAATCTATTATACCAAATAATCTATTAGATGTAGGTGATTGATCAATATAAACGTATTGAAATTTTTCTAAATTAAATAATTCTGCTTTTTTACGTATCGACACTAGTGTCTCCTATATAATTCTTTTATATAAATATTACTCATAGTTGATTCTAGAGTATCCGTTAGACTTTTTGATTTCAATAAGTTTATCAACTACATCTCGCATAGTGTCAATATGAGAAATACACATAATAAATCCAAATTGAGATTTTAAATAATCAAATAACAAATAAATATTATTTATATTTTCGGAATCTAAAACTCCGAATCCTTCATCTATTGCTAAGAAGTTCGGTCTTGGTAAACTAGTTATATTAATTAATGATGTTCTTATTGCTAATGATGCAATAAACTTTTCCATCCCAGACGTTAATTCTAATGGCCAAAAATTATCATCATCATATATAATATATCCATTAATGTTTTTGCCATCAGTCTTCAATATCATATTAAAATCTACAACCTGAGTCAATATATTATTAACTTCAGTTTCTATTTGAGGCAATGCTTTAGATATCAATTTATATGGAACACCATCTCTCTTAATAGATTGTAAATAGTATTCATATCCTTTATATTGTTTTTCTAGTTCTGCCAATCTTTCAATTGATTCTATAGACTGCTTTTTAGATTCCTCGGCTACTTGTATCTTACCGGTAATTATTCTTAAGTTAGATTCTAGATTAGATATTTGATTTGTCAAATCATCACGTTCAGATATCACATCATTAATATCTGATTGCTTTTGTATATTAAATTTTATATCTGCCTCATGTTGCTTAGATTCATTTAATTTTTTTGTAGCCGATTCTATCAAAGTATTATATAATTCAATTTTCGAAAGACATGCATTTAAGTTTTGTTGTTCACTATCACGTTGATTATTAATATATGTTATTGATGATTGTGTTTCATTTATAACTTCTAAACTATCGTATGCCTTTGAATTTAATATAACTTGTTCATATTCTGCTTTTTTTGATGTAATTTCAAATAATGTATTTTCCAATTGAGGTAATTCATCTGCAGCTTTCTGAGTGTCTTTTAACCACGGGTTTGCCATACAATATTCACAATCTTCATCCCATTTATGATCATCTAATTTTGATACCATCCGCTTAGCATGTGTAATTTTTGTATTTATTATTCTAGACTTATTATCGAACTCATTAATCATTCTTGTATATGATTCTAATAATTCAATTTCTTTTTCTATGACCAATTTATCATACGAATTTAATTCCAATTGTAATGAGCTTAAGTTTGTATCATATTTTTTAATTATATTTAAATGTTCATCTTGTAAAGAATTAAATTCATTTAAGGAACTAGTTAGTTCATTGATTTTTATTTGAGCTACTTCTGGTGTTAAGACGTCATCGGATATAGTTTTTAATTCCGACGTCAATGTTACAATAATATCATTCAAATCATTAAACATGTTGGTATGTTCCAACTTTTCTTGTTTCATACGATTATATGAAGGCGTAAGTTGATTTATAACTTTTTCTGATTCTGATAATGTCGTAGCATAATCATTACGTTTATACTCTCTAATTAATGCCGATGTATCTCTTATGTCCTCTGCTGCTATTTGATATTGCTTTTCAAATACATCAATATCTAAAAATTGAGTTAATAATTCTTTTCGTTCTCTTTGTGATTTATCAATAAAACCCGTATTATTATTTTGTAATGACAATGCAGTTAATATGAAATCGTCATAAGATCCAATATATTTTTTAATAATTTTATTGGTACTATCTCGTTGATCGCCGTTTAATAAAATTTTATTACCAGCATTATCTAATGTCCAAAAATCAACAATTACTTTTACATGGCCATTAGATTGTTTTTTACCATTACGTTCTATATAATATTGTTTACCATCCAATTCAAAATTAAATTTACAATGAAACATAGATTTTTTATTATTTAAAACATGGGCAGCTTTTACTGTTCTAGAACATCTATCAAAACAACAAAATGCTAATGAGTCTAATAATGTTGATTTGCCACTTGCATTAGCAGCAAATACACCATTAACGCCATGTATATTTGTAAAATCTATTTTATTGTCTTCGCCATAACTAAACATGTTAGAAAATTCAAAATATTTAGGAATCCATGTAACATTACGTGTCAATTCTGAATCTGTTAATTTGGAATGTACTGTTCTATTAATATGACGTACACAATCTAACATACTTTCTGATAACGCTTTATTGTTTATTAAATATTCCGTTATCACATTATTTTGCCACTCTACATCCCTAACATTTCCAAAAGATATTTTTTGTCCTTGTACATTTTCATTTAATGTATGTACATTTTGAACACTAATTTCTTGTACTTTATATTTAGTACGTATATTTGATATTATTTTTTTTAGTTGACTCGATGATGTACTTTTAACTTTCAATCGTAATCTAGGACGTTTGGGTATTTTATTAGATGGATTTAATATTTTACCATTTTCTATTTCAAATGTATAATATCCATAAAGATTTTTTATTTCTACAAATTTAGAAGTTAATGAAGGAATGTCCCATTCTAGTATTCCATGTAATAATCCTTCTCCATGGTTCTGTTGTATTAAACTGCCAGCATATGCTATCGTTTTTTCATCATTTAAAAATTGAGCTGGTTTATGAATATCACCTAATAATGTTAAATCATGTCCTTTAAATAAGTCTGCTGTCACATGGTCATTTGATATACGAAATCCTATATCTGTTACTGCAGAATTAACAGCCCCATGGTGTAATGCAATCTTAATATCTCCTTCAAAATCAGAAGCTTTTATATAATTTACGGGCTTTTCAAACACCGACATTACATTGAAGTGTATGTTCGAAATACAATATACATCATTGTCTTTGAGATAATGTAAGTCTGGGTGGTTTAAGGCTTTAACTATGGGAGACAAGGCATCTAAACGGTTAGAGTTATTTAGGTTACAATCGTGATTACCGGTGATCAATAATGTAGGTGCTAAATCTGCTAATTTTTTAAAAAAATCTGAAACTTGATATACTAATTCCGGGGACATATCTGTTTTTGCATGTACTATATCGCCAGCTAAATATATTATACTATTATCAGTTTTATTTTTTTTAATATATGTATATAACTGTTTAAATACATGTACATATTCTTTATGACGATTAACGTTACGTATATGTACGTCCGCTACATGAAATATTTTATCTATTTTATTTATTCCTATATCTATAGTGCGCATAAAATCTTTTCTTCAATTAATTTTTCTTGTGATAACTTATATGTATTATCTATCATTTCTTGTATCTTTTCAAATCCCATATCACTTGGGTCTGAATCAGGCAAATCTACTAAATGTACATCTATGCCATTTGCTATAAAATACTCACATGCCTCTAATGCTTGTTTCTTTGCATCATTATCTAAGCATATATAAATTGTTTTAACATTACGTTTTACTATACGCATTTTTAATGTATTAGATATCGTCTTACCAAATAATGGAATGGCATTTCTTTTTATTGCAATCGCATCAAATGCTCCTTCTACTAATATTATCGGCATGTTCCAATTTATATGTAGTTCGAATCCTATAATATCTTTTGAAACTCCTGGATTTTTATGTTTCCATACATCATCTTCATAATATGCACGTGATACAAAATAATTTAAATTTCCATTTGCATCAAAACTCGGAATAATTATTTTTCCAGAATATAATCCAGAATCAGCATATCCTATCCTATATTTTAAAATATCGTAAATATCTATATTTCGATTTCTCAAATAAAATATTGCGTTACGATATTCCGGAGAGCCTTTATCGAAATGCCACAACGGACGGAATTCTTTAGGCAATGTTAATACTTCAGTATTAGTTGTTGTTTTACTTGGTAGATGATCGACATCATTAGTTAATTGTATAAGTTTAGATATTTTTTGTCTATCTACATTTAATTTTTTTGCTAGAACTACAATCTTTCGTCCGCTAGCGTTACATACCCAACAGTGCCAATGTTGAGATGATACATTAACTTCCAATTTCTTTTTCTGATGGTTACAGAACGGACAATGAAATGCAATATTGTCATTTGAATTTACTTTGCCAGAACCTAAGATTGTTTCTAGTAACGTAATTATCGCAAATTTACTCATATATTATTATAATATTATAATATTAGCATTAACATTTAACATGTCAATGTTTTCTTTCAAAACTATATTTTTCAATAAAAATTTAATTAATATGAATATAATAAAAATTTTTCAAAGAATCAAGCCTTTAACCAACTTTTTGGAACATTTTTTTCTGCCCATACAATTCCATGTTTATCACACCAATCGCCATACGTTGTTTTTGAACCCTTACGTATTTTAGTTTTAGCAGACTGAAAAACTATTCGAATATCTAATTCAGGATGTTGTTGTTTTATTAATAGATGTTTTTTACGGTCTTCTATAACCCATCTTCCTTTTGTTTCTACTAAGATACCATTTGGTAATGTAAAATCAATAGTATATTTATGACTAGTCTCCGGTTTGATATAATTTATTACGGTATCCTCATAGCCAAATTTTATTTTTTGTTCTGTTAACTGGTCTGAAACTTTATGTTCAAATCCAGATCTATAACCATGCTTAATTGCATTTGCTCGTATTTTAGATTTTGATCTCCATGACATATATAACCTTTATTTTATATAAATATTAGTAGTCCCAACGAACAACAAAATTCATATCAATATCACTTCGTTTTTGTACAGGCTCTGCTAATTTACCTACTGCTAATAATCTAGCTTTATCATCATATAATCCAATAGTTGTTATATACGGAAATGCAGATCCTGTTATAAACATTGTCTTTCTGAATTCGCCTGGTCCGTTATTTGATTCTGCATCCGTACATGTATTGTCATATCCTGTAGAAGGACGATATGTAGCAGATGGATTAACCGAAACATTACAAATACTTTTAGGAACTCGTACTAGTACTTCATTTTCGTATATAGTATGACTACCTTTATATTTTACTGTAAAATCATTAGCTATATCATTTGAACTACTTATAAAAATACTATCATATTTAGGTAATGGCGATGATACTACCAATTGACCATTTTTATAAAAAACATTCCCAGGGGTACTAGATTGATATAAAGATCCAGAAATAAAATTTTGATTTGATAATGATGTTATTTGAGTTTGTGTCGCTGCATAATCATACATTCTAACTTCAGCAATATTTCCTTGAAAGGAGTCTCCCAAATCACGGCCATGTGATCCTATAAATGTATATGCCGTGTTAGATGTATCTTTACGAGGAAGTGTGCCGGTTGTTCCACTTTTTACAGCATTAATATAAAAATTACATACTGATGAAGAATTGGTTACTAACACATGCATCCAATCATTTCTATATGCAGCACTTGCTGATATATGTACTTCGGAAGTAGCATCACTAGATTGAAAATGAACATGTTCATTGAATAAACTTATTTGATATGGGGTTTTAAATTCTTCAAAACTTTCAACGCCTGGAATTGGCATAACAATCGTTTTATCTCTATCTTTAATTAATCCATCTACTTTATCATAATATTGTTCTGCAGATACTTTGCCTTTCGATAATATAGATCCAGTTATTAATACATTTGTAGGTTTTATCCATAATGAGATCGTCCAATCATCACATTTTGCAAACGTATCAAACTTTTTATCACTATTCAATTGTATATAACTTTGTAAACTATTAGTAAAATAACCAGATAATCCAGAAGCTGAACCTGTTGTTGCATTATGAGTAACTATAACACCGGGTTCTAATCTTACGTTAGAAAATTTAGTTTCGCCATTAAATTTATTTAGTAGTCCATAGTTTAAAGGAAATCTACGATATAAACTATTAAATGACATATGAAATATAGAATTAGATTTTTTTGCAAATGAAGCACTAGCAATCCTAGGATCCTTTAAATTGCCATATCCGTCATCATATAAATTAATAGAATAATCTGGATAATCTCTATAATTTTTTATATTGCTATCAATATTAAGTGATTCATGTTTAATTTTCTCGCCTACGAAACCATATGGTATAGACATTGTAGATCCAGACATAAATAAAAACTTTTCTGTTTTATTTATATTTGTTAATTCTAATGTTTTATCTGGACTAAATGGGTATCGATAATATTTATGATCTAAACTATTCCATATAACATGTCGATTTGACTCGTCTTGAAAATTTATATCTTTATCGTATTGAGTAAATGTGTCACCAACTGTTTGAGGTATAGTTAAATGTGATGCCAATTGTAACACACATCCTTGATCAACGTGACTAGAATTTGTTATTGTATAATTTTTATATGCATAAAACGGCTTATGTTGTACGTCATTTTTACGTAACGGCCGGAATACTGTTGGTATAGTTGGCATATCATTTTATTCTTAAAAGTCTAATTTAACTTTAATAAGTGTTTCTTTTGTTTTATTTTTTAACAAAGGTTGACTTAATTTAGCTACTGCTAATAACTCTCTATTATTATTATATAATCCTATTGTTGTAATAAACGTTTGAGGATCATTAACAAATGTCGTAAATCTCAATTCACCTAAAGACCCAGTAACAAATGAAGGGTTATTAGAATAATTATATTCAGCATTTTTTACTCTTACAAAATAGAAAGATGATTTTACTTGTTCTGATGATCTAGCTTGCAATCCATAAGTTCTGCCAGCAACTGCAGACATTGCACCTGATCCAGATATCGATTTAAACATTCTTTCTAAGTTCTTCCCATCAACTGCAGAAGAATTATTTGTCCCAAAATTTACTTGAGTATCTAATGCATTGGCATTTAAAACTGCTACCCCATATTCTGGATATAACAATCCATAATATACTGGTTCAGAAGCATTAAATATTTTTGTTCCGGAGTCTATAGATCCAGACACTAAATTATATACTTTACCACTTTCTCCTACTGTTCCAGCTTGTGTACTTGAATCATCTATAATCTCTCTAATATCAGTTGTATTAGCTAATCCAGCTACTGGCGCAGTTGTACTACCATTCATTTTAGCTAAGTTAATTTCAATATTTCCTGGATCAATTTTTTCTTTAAATCTAGCTCTATTAAAATTTAATACATATATACTATCAGTATTAACTCCATTAATTGTAAATTTTAAATCATTAGGAGGTAATAATATTTGAGCATATTGTTTATAAATTGCTCTAGAAGGAGTATCATTATTTAAATTACCAGTTAAATCCTTTGAACCAGATCCGTTAAAATTGCCATATGCTATAGAAAATTGTTGATTACCGTTATTATCTATAACAGTTCTAAAATAACTTTCTTGTATTGAAGTTTGTCCGGATTGAGTAGCCATAGAAATTAAACTACCAGTATTCCCACTAAATAATCCAGTTGTTACTGTACTTACGTTATTTGATAATATATCATTTGCTACATCAAATGTAGTATATACTCTACCAGTCGCAGCTGCTAATGCAGCGGCATCTCGTTCTGCAATTATCTGATCAGCTAACTGACGTGCCAATGCTTGCACTTGAGAAACTGCAGTCGAACTTCTCTCTAAATTATTTTCTCTTTTAACTGCTGAAAAATTTCCACTATATGATCTAGATGCCATTATTGTTTGTCCTTTTATTTTAAGATGTTGCCTGATTTACATTTACTGGCGCTGATGGAGTAACTGCTAATGCTAATTTTTTAACCGTAACACTTATAGATGTTCTACCACCCGTCTCATTTCCTATAATTAATATTGTAGCACCTTTATCAGCAATTAACTGATTACCACCCGTAAATTGAAATTCTGTTCCAGATACTGTAACACTTTGTGCCGCTTCAGAATCTCCTATAAATTGTGGTATACTTGCTGCAGTTTGTTGAGGTGCTGTTCTAGTTGCAATTAAAGAACCAGCTTCTGAATCTGATAATATTGCTGTATATCCAAATCTAGAATTACCACCATTGTAATTTTGTGTCTGTGGCGTAATTGTAATAACTCCACCCGATTCAATTATCGATACACTAGCTAAGCCTGGTATAGTAACAACTGGTATTCTAGCAGTTCCTGGTGCTAGTGTTACTAATTTATATTTCATCATTTGCGTTTCATCAGGTAAAGCTTCTGTAATTGGCATATTTTCAATAGCTGCGCCATAAAAAGCTGTTCCTAATGGATGTTCTGAATTATATAAATCATAATCCACTTCATCATCTGCTAATGCAAATTGTGAAATTTGAAATTCGTTTCTGCCTCGAGCTAAAAGTTCTCTTCCTTTTTTGGTTAAGATTGCATCGACAGTTATTGTACTGTTATCTAAGTATCCCATGGTAATATCCTATAATTTTATTATAAATATATGCATACTATAATTATCTAACTATTATGTTACCTGGAAGTATTCTGTTTGTTCCATCCACAGGTCTAGGCTCCTTAGCATATATTAATTGATTTGGATTTGTTTCATATACTTCTACTATAGGCTTAAACTCTAAAGCTGAAATATTTGAAGGTTCATTGATCCCAGGAGCTGATATTTGAGACCCTAAATATTTAATTGATTGTTCTTTAAACATATCATCATCATTATATGCAGCATCAATTAAACTACGACTATAAAATAACCCTAACGATTGACTAACAGCATGAGCTTGATTACGTTTTATTTTTCCCGGGGAAGATACTGAGCCACTGAAATGAAATACTACTTCTTTAAAGAAACTACTTTTTCTATATTGATCTACAACAGTATCTAATCCTATATTAATAGATGAAGTATTAGCAGTATTTACATTAAATAATAATTCTGAAACAAATGAACTTGAAGCAACTGATATAGGCTGATTTATATTAAAATCAAATTGCGGTCCTTTTTCTGCACTACTAGTCGGCGACATATCTCTGAGTAACATATCATGGTCATTTCTCTCAACGCCCGGTCTTTTAGTTAATGTATTTTTAGATCTTTCTAATACATTTGGTTCTATTAATAATCCACTAACATCATCTACTCTTTCCGGCATCAATTGCTGAATCTGATTAAATAATGCAAAATCAAATTGACTAAAAATTCTTATATATGCATTTACATCACTAGTATTAGTAAACTTCTTCCAATAATTTAATGAAAATTGTTTTAATAGTGGATAATCTATTTTGAATTCATCATCCGGATCACCTATATAATCATCTAATTCTACATCTCCTACTTGATTGAAAATATCTTTATTTATTTGATCTGTATAACTATAAAATAATCCTAATTTATTTGTATCTAATGATGCATAATCAAATGTAGAAACTTCTGCAGTATTAGTTGGCGATAGTTGACGTACTAATTTATTATCATCAAATCTAATTTTTTGAGACTTAGCACTATTCACACCACTTGAAACACCTTCAATATAATATGTTTCCTCAACCGGAATAAAATTGCCTCTACTAGCATTTGATGGTGTTGAAAATCCTATAGGAGTTG